CTCAACTAAATTATACTTACTTAAGTACAGGTTTCCTTTAATTTTGAAATAATCATATAGAATTATGAATACCACATGTGGTACCATAAAATTATTGATTATTCCTTTTAAAGGAACACCTGTAATCTCCTTTTTCTGTAATGGTTTTATCCATCTTTTAGCAAATTCATATGTATCTTTTGATACATGTGTTTTGTTAAGAGATACTTCAACACCTAATAAAGAAATTATATCAATATATCTCTTAGCAACTTTATCGTTTTTAATAACGATATCATCACCAAGAATAATATACTGGTTAAAATCTTTATAACCTTCTAGGAATGCACAATAGTGCACAACTAAATGGTGTGTTAAAGTAAAAACAGCCCAAGAAGAATAAGTACCCATAGGTTGTCCTGTTGAATATTTAACAGTACCACCATTGGGAGTAGTAAATTTCCTATTAGATAATAAATAACTTCAGCTATGAGCGAATTTTTCATTAAAAATTCTAACTAATAGCCTACGTTGTAAATCAATAGGAAATCGATCAGTTGCACTAGACAAATCTAAGGATCAAAACGAGTGTTCATTTTCCTCCCATTTATGCATTGGATCTTGAGTGAAGGTTCTGTCACAAATATTAAAGCTTCCTCTTAATATAAACAAAATTATATTATGAATAGGCTTTAAAAACAACTGAGTATAATAGTCAGAAATGGCTATTATCCTCAATTTTGCTTCAGGATCTTTCACATAACTTAATACACCATTAGTCTTTGACTTGGTTGCATATAAGTTATTATCCCACGCATATTTGTAGGATTTAGAAAAGAAATCAGCCCCATTTTCATCAGTAATATTAAAAATACTTTGAATCTCTTCATAACTATATTGTAATAAGTTATGATAAGATGTTAATGTGGCAGGACCATCAGGTCCAGCTTTCATTGATAAGTATAATAATGCCTTTGAAAATACAGGTGGGTTTCTTTTTAATGAATGTTTCTTAACAAAACTATTGATAAATCCACCAGGTATAATATAATTCCCTTTAGGGGGATCAGTTATACTGGAGAAATTTGGTTCAACCTTATTTCATTCATCCTTTTTAAGGGTAAATGATCTACTAAAATTTAAAATTGTTAAAACAAATTTTAAATTTGAGGTTATACCACTATCAGCTAGTTTCTTAAGAAATAAAAGCTTTTTTGGTCATCCATCTTTAGTTAATCCAATACTCATAGTATTAGTAAGTAAAGGCTGTCCACATATGTACCTTGTACAATGTAAACGCATTTGCTTATAATACTTAATAGTATGGATTATACCTCAGTCTTTAACTCATTTAAATAAGTTAGAAACAAAAGGTCTAAAGAATTTTAAATCAATATGTGGGAATAATAACATTAAAAGTCTTTTTAAAACTTTTATATGTAAAGTTCTCATATTTGAATTAAAGTGATTTGTTTTAGTAGAATAACTACGAACCTAAAGATTAGTCTATAGGAATTATTATAATATGCCGAAGCCTTTCCTTAAAAAAGAAAAGTTGAAAGTATAGTATAAATACTACATATATTCTTCCAAAACTAAGATAAAGCAACCCTCGTAAGAGGACTTTACCAGAAAACCGAGGAAAATAACTTAAATAAGTATATTTTTAATGGTAATAATATCACAAAAGATATTATTAGTTCTTCGGAACAGTTTACCCCTTAGGGG